CACCATTGCGCTAGATTGCAACGGGCGTTCTTGAAGTATGGGGAAGATGCGTTCACGTTCGAGATGGTGAAAGAGATCCCAACCGCAGAGCTGGACCTCGCGGAACAAGCGCTACTTGATGAGGGGTTCACCAACGGCAATCTCTATAACACGGCCAAGTGCGCAGAGGCACCGGCCCGTGGAACGAAGCATTCAGAGGAGCGGAAGGCGCAAGCGTCGGCGTATCGAAAGAAGCTGTTCGATGATCCTGAGTATCTGGCCAAGCACATAGCCACTATTCGCGCCGGGATGACGGCCGAGGTGCGCGCAAGAATGTCAGCCGCTGCCCGCTCTGACAGCAAGGGTAGAGGTGAACGCATGAAGGAAAGGCGAAGCCTGTGGCAACAGAACGGAACAATGGCCAAGGCAATGGCCAAGCGCGGACTGAATGAGGGATGGAAAAGCAAGGTGAGGGAGCACGGGCAAGGATGGAGATCCGACCTTGCCGCAGTTGCAGCGCATGACAAAGCGATAGCCGCCCGATCTGCAAATACTGAATGGCAGAAGAGTATGCGCGAGCGAAATCGAAAGATGAGCACGGATCCTAAGTGGAAAGCGTCCATTCTGGCGGGCCATGGAACGGAATCGGCGCGTGCCAAGTATCGCAAGGCAACTACCCAAAAATGGCGTGATCCAAGCTACCGCGAAAAAACCTCGAAGGCCATTCGTGCGGCTAGGCGGACCCCAGAAGCAAAAGCCAGACAGGCTGAAATCAATAGGGCGAGATGGTCGGCCTTGAAAGAGGATCCCATTAGGTTCGCAGCGTACCGCCTCGAATGCAGCAAACGAGAACTTGCGAGGCGTGACGCATGCCCACAATAATCGACGCGCTTTTTGTCAGCTTAGGGTGGAAGATTGAACCCGAAGGGCTGGAGAAGTACGCCAAGACCACCGATACGTTAAAGCACGGCATGCTCGCGGTGGGCGCCGCCGTCGCTGGCACGGTCTACGGCCTCGAACGCATGGTGCGCGGCACCGCCGAGAAGATGGGCGGCATCCAGCGGTTCGGCGAGCAGATGGGCATCAACGCCCGCGAGGTCGCGGCGCTCGGCCGAGTAGCCGCCGAGAATGGCTCATCTATGGAGGCCATGGAGGGCGGGCTTCGCCAGATGACCATGATGGCAGGCCAGGCCGCGCAGGGCGTGGGCCGCGGGGCGATGATCTTCAAGCGGTTCGGCATCCAGGTCAAGGACAGCGAGGGCCACGTCAAGCCGATGAACCAGCTCCTTGGCGACGTAGCCGACAAGATGCAGAAGCTTCCGAGCCTTGCGCAGAAAATGGCGCTGGGCTCGCGGCTCGGGTTCGACCCGGCTATCGTGCCCATCTTGGCCAAGGGGCGCGCCGAGTTCGAACGCATGGCCAGCGCGGCTCAAAAGGCCAATCCCTTCGGCGACAAGGACTATGAGAACGCCCTCAAGACCGAGGAAGGTTTCAAAAAGGCAGGTAGATCGGTGCAACAGTTGCGCGATCGGCTCGCCGTGGGACTCTTCCCGACCGTCAACGACCTGCTCAAGAAGTTCACCGCGTGGGTGAGCAACGAGAAGAACATCGCCAAGCTGCGCGATGCCATCAACAAGGTGGTCGAGGTCGTGGGCGCGCTCGCGCGAAACCTCGACAAGATTCTGGCTGTGTTCGCGGTCATCTACGCGTACCGATACGGGATGATGTTCATGGAGTGGGGCGCGAAAATCATGGGCGTCGTGGGCGCGCTCGGCAAGGGAGCGGCGGCGGCGGAACTGCTCGCGACAGGCTTCAAGGCGATCCAAGGCGTGCTCACCGCTGGCGTTCTCGGGTTGTTGAGTCTGGTGGCCGAGGACCTGTGGGTATTCCATGAGGGAGGCGTGAGCGTCACCGGATGGATGCTGACGAAGTTCCCCCAGGCGGTCGACGTCATGGTGGTCGCGCTTGACGTGCTGGGAGCCGCGTTCCTAGGGTTGTCACTGTCGAGCGGGCCAGTGGGGGTTTTCGCCTTCGCCATCGGCGGGATCATCATCGCTGCCATGGCCATCAAGGATGCTTGGAATCCACTCATGCAGTGGTTCGAGGAAGCGTGGGACTCGCTCGCTGACAAGGTCGCCAGCTTCGTCAACACCATGGACTACCCGTTGCGGATAGCGGCCAAGATGTTCGGCGTCGATCTGTCCATGAACGAGAACCACGCGGCTACGCGCAACGCAGAGTTCAATGCTAAGTACGGTCCGATGCAACGGCATCAAGCCGAGGTTGCCCAACGTGGATCGCTTGCGGCCGGCGGAATGCTTCCCGGAATGGGCTCCTTCGGTTCTCTCATGCCGGGCCTTGGACTTGGCCGGCCGGCACAGTCGAACATATCGACGGTCACGGTCGGCGACATCCACTTGCACGTCGACGGATCCAACTTGAACGCGGGAGATTCTGAGAAGCTATTCCGCGACTTCCACAAGGAGATGGTTAAGCGTGGGCTTGTAGCTCCTGAGCCGAAGGGTAAGGCGCGAGTTAGAACACTCAATGCGCAGGACGGGTCACGGTGATGGCAACCACCGCAATCATCCCTCGCCGCTTCGACTTCGGCACCGACCCCGTGAGCGGGCTCGCCGACGTGATGATCTTCGACTCGGTCATTCGCGAGAAGCATCAGTTCCACGTGGAAATTACCAAGAACCCGGTGGAGACAGGCCAAAGCCTGGCGGACCACGCCTATGTGGCACAGGTGCCGCTTGAATTGGAGATCACCGTCAGCGATACCCCGTTCGTCGACACGGCGACCGGGCTTCCCTTGCACGGCCAGACCTGGACCAGCGGGCAGAGCACCAAACGTTCTGTGGTGGCCTGGCAGGCGATTCTCGACAAGGCAGCGAGCTTCGTGGTGTTCGATGTCCAGACCGGCCTGAGGCTCTATCAGAACATGATGTTCGCCGACGGCTCGGCCGAGCAAAAGAAGGACAGCGCGGGCATCTTGCGGGCGACAATCCAGCTCATCCCGGTGCAGTTCGCCACCACGTCGCTGGTGGTCTACCCGCCGCGCGGGCCGAAGAAGACGAAGCGGCAAGCGGCGCCGCCGGCAGATGGGGGCAAGAAGGAAGCGGTGGAACCAAGCGATGCACAGAAGAAGCCCGTTTCGATTTGGGCGCAAATAGCTGGACTGGGGAACTGATGGCGCGCGAGTATTACATTAGATGCAGGCCGCAGCTATATGCGCGATCTAATATCGCTGAATCGATAGGCAAGGGAGAATCTTGCAAGTAATTCCCTTCACCTCCGACCCTTGGCAAACCTTCAGTTGCTCGCTGAACGGCACCGAGTACGGCTTCGCGGCGAACTACAACGACCGCAACGGCGTGTGGTCGTTCGACCTATCGCTCAAGGCAACCGAGGAAGTGCTAGTTGCCGGCGTGCCTATCCTGCTCGGCTGCGACATGCTGGCTCCGTTCGGGCTCAACATCGGGAGTCTGTTCGCGGTCGACTTGGCGGCCTCGCCCGCGTGGGTGCTTGGCCCCGTAAGCAACGATCCATCGACGCCATTGTCTTGGATTGGTCCAGCCATCTCGACGTCCCAGTTGACTATCCCGGCGTACCAGATGCTCGATGCCGACCCGGTGGGCGCGTTCAACGATGACCTGGGGACGCGCGTGGTCGTTGTCTACCTCGCGCCTGGTGAAAGTGTGCCGTCGCCATGAGCACGCAGTGGGGGCCGAATATGTACGTCCTCCAGAACGATGGCCCGAAGTTTCTCCGGTCCTTGCAACTTCTCGTGGGCAAGGACGGAAACGGGGACGTCTCGCCGGCTACGGGTCTGCTCATCGACGCCATGCCGAAGGACAATTCCCCGGGGTTGCGTATCACCTTCGAGATCACCAAGACGATCTATCGCACGCCAAACCAGGCACTGATCAAGGTCTACAACCTCAACCAAACCCACGAGCGTCAGATCGATCGCGAGTTCAACGACGTCATTCTCCAGGGCGGCTACCGCGGCCAGGTGCGCACCTTCTTTCGCGGTAACATCCGCTTCACCCACTTCTACCGCGAGGAGAACGACCACATCAGCGAGATCAACGCGGGCGATGGCGACAAGGACTTCCGCGGCGCCCTCGTGAACTTCACTTTGACGGCTGGCCATGACGACGAAGATACGATCCGAAGCCTGACAACCAGCATGCGGGCAACCACCATGGGGCGCGTCGCCGGCAAGAAGCTCAAGACGAAGCGGCTTCGCGGGCGCACCTACTCGGGGAACGCACGCGACGTGATGGACAAGATCGCCAAGGACAGCGACGGCCACTGGTCGATCCAAAACGGTTCGATGGTGCTGGTCCCGGTCGATTCCGTACTGCCCGGCGTGGCCATCGCGATCAGCTCGGAAACCGGACTTCTTGGCGCCCCAGAGGTGAACAACAAGGGCATCAAGATCAAGTGCATGCTGGACCCGCGCATCATTCCAGGCTGCAAGCTGTGGCTGCAAAACAACGACGTCAAGCAGAAGCACCTCAAGGCGGCGGTGGAGGGTCAGAAACACAAGCTAAAAGGCCCCAAGATGCCGGTTCGGCTCGACCCGGACGGCGTCTATAAGGTTTACGCTGTCAAGCTGGTTGGTGACACGCGAGGCCCAGACTGGTACTGTGAATGCATGTGCGTGGCGCTTGATTCGCCGATTCCTTCCAAGGCCGGGGTGCCGATGTCTTCGACTCCGGATGACGATCTGGCGACCTTCTGAGAACCACATGAGCGACGACCTAACCCAACAGATTCAAGAACTCGACGCCGCCTGCGACGACGACGAAGCCGCGCTCAATGCCGCCCTGGAAGCGCAGCGGCTGAACCTGCACACCAGCATGCCGGGCACGGTGACAAGCTACGACCCTGGCACGCAGACGGTACAGGTGCAGCCGGGAATCCAGAAGCTCTTTCGCGGCCGGGGCGCGGTTGACATTCCCAAGCTGGTCGACGTGCCGGTGTTCTTCCCGCGTGGGGGTGGCTTTGTGCTGTCGTTTCCCGTGGCTGTAGGAGACGAATGCCTGCTCGTGTTCTCGGAGCGCGCGATTGACTTCTGGTGGAAGAACGGCGGCAGCCAGCTTCCCTCGGAGCTTCGCACACACGACCTTTCCGACGCCTTCGCCTTCGTAGGGTTCTCCAGTAATCCAGGCATCGCGAAGGTTTCGCCGGGGCTGAATGCTTCGGCCGTCGAGCTGCGCTCGCTGGATGGGCAGGCGTCGATTCAGATCGACGGCTCGCAGAATATCACCGTGCAGTCGAGCGCTGGTGACATCACTGCCAGCTCGGCCACGGGGATGATCAAGCTCAACGCTCAGCCTGGCGCAACGTCGCAGCTGAACGGCGTGCTTCTCGGCGCGCACCCCTGCCCCATCCTTGGCACGACGCACGGCTCATTCGGGGGCGGCGTCTCTCCCTCCCTGCGAGTACTGGCGGGGGCGACATGAAGTGCCGCAAGCTCATCAAGGTTGGATCGGGCGCGGGGGCATATTGGGACGTTGCGGGCGGACACGGCCTCAACAGCTACCTTACCGGCGACCCGGCGATTGAGCAATCCGTTTCGTGCGAGCTTCAGCTAATCCTTGGCGAGTGGTTCCTCGACGTGACCCGCGGAATCCCCTGGTACGCGCAGCCCAATTCAACCACGACACCCATCATGGGGGTGTTCCCCGCTGACCTTGCGCGCGCGGAAGCGCTCATCAAGGCGGCAATCTTGAGCGTGCCTGGAGTCAACTCGCTGACTGCGTTCTCGCTCAACTTCAACCACACCTCGCGCGCGGCAACCTGCACCGCAAGCGGGGTT